GATGACCTTCGCGGACAATTCCGTGTACTTGGAAACGTTGCCAATAAAAAGAAGATGGTTTTTGTACAACAGTTGGAAAACATTGTACGCAAATACTCAGGCTGCGGATTTAATCCCGTGGGTTCGGCTGACATTTACCAGCGTACTATTGACGTTGAAAAAATGAAGGTGGATCTTGAAATGTGTTGGGACGAGTTTGAGGATACCGTTTTCGAGGAGTTGTTGAAAACAGGTACAAGGCTTCCAGATGTTTCAGGTACATTGATTGAAAATATTCTTTTGACCCGTACACAACAGGCGATAAGAAATGATATTACCCGTCTTTCTTACTTTGGTGACCAGTCTTCAAATAATCCAAACTTTGATTCACTTGATGGATTTTGGACTGTTTATTATCCTCAGTTGGTTGCGGATGCTTTGACACCAAGAACAAACACGGGTTCAGGTTCTGACCTTTCTTCAGGTGACGGCTTCGCAATCCTTCGCGCGGTATATGACCAAGCTCCTTTACAGTTGAAAGGTTTACCTGCTAACCAAAAGGTGTTCAATGTAACTCAAAGCGTTTATTCTCAATTAAGGGAAGACATTGAAAACGGCGGTGGCGGTGACTACGGTTTATTGCAGTTGATTAACGGTGTTGAGCAATTTACCTTCCGTGGCGTACCCGTTGTTCCTCAATTCCGTTGGGACGATATCGCAACAGGACTTGGAACAACTAAGCCTCATTACGTGGAATACACCACGCCTCAAAACAAGGTACTTGCAACGGACGTGCTAAGCCCTGAAACGGCTTTGGAACTTTGGTATGACCAGAAGGACGAAAAGGTGTACATTAAAGCGCGCTTCAAAATGGGCGTTAATTATATTCACCCATCATTAATCAGCTTAGGCTACTAATCAATAACGAATGAGCGCAATAACAGGCGGTTGGCTTAATCAATGTACGGATGGCACTTGCGCAGGAGGTATTGGCAAATTTTACGTTGCCAATGCTAATCAGGTGACAAGCATAACCAACAATGCATCGGGAGCAACCACGGCAATAACAATGGCTTCCACGGCTGCCGTTTTTTACGAGATTGAATTTAGGGACAACTCAGGAGCATTCACGGAAACGGTGACGCAGGATCCAGATACTTTGTCAGTAGCCATTGAACAAAGTTTGGTAGGAATCATTAATTGCCGCGATCAGGAATTAAGAAACCTTATTCAAGACATGGCGAATCAGGCTTGCGGATTGGTTTGTGTACACGTGGAAAACACGGGCAACTATTGGATTTGGGGCGTTGAAACGATTGGGGCAAAGAAAAGGGTTGCAAGGTTGACAAGCGCCGAAGGTTTATCCGGTGCATTGTTTACCGATTCAAATCAAGAAACGCTTACCATTACCTGCAGAACCACGGAGAAAGCAAGGTTTATTGTTAACGGCGCAACAGTAATGGGCGCTTTAGATTAATAAAAGTATGATAGTAAGGGATAAAAGTAAGCAAATGCTTTACGTGGGTGCAGACCTTTCGGGCAAAGCTGGAATCATTCGAAAAACTATCGGCGAACTTTCACAAAACGAATTGAGGGCTTGGTATCAATCAAGCCCTCAGACCGTTGGGCAACACGTCATTTTTACCCCCGAGAAAAAAAGCTATGAGCCAACAATTAAAGAAAATACAGGCAGTCCCGAACAGGAACAACAGGGTAAGTAAAAGGAATCAAAGCCCTTTACTTGCTTCCGTTACTTTAGATACTTCCAATACCATGCTGGTAAAGGAAGATATTTTTAATGAGCCGTCACGGGAGAGGCTTGATTTCACAGGGGCAAAGTGGGTAAGGTTCTTCACTCAAAAGGATGACTTTTTAAAGAGCCTTATCGCCATTGTAAATAATTCGCCGACGTTAAGAAGGATAATAGAAGATAAAACAAACATGGTTGTCGGTGACGGCTTCATTCCCATGAAAGGTAAGTCAAATACATTGCTTACCACGTCGATGAAGGGTGAGGTTATCACCGACGATTCTTTAAATGAAATTGAGGATGTTATTAGCCAGGTTAATTTACATGGCCAAAATCTTCAGGAGGTTTTGGCTCAACTTGCGTTTGACTATGATGCTTTTGGAAATAGCTTTTGCGAAATTGTTAAGGGTAAAGTAGGTTCAGAACCATTCACTTATATTTATCATGTACCCGTTTATAATATTGGTATTCGAAAAGCCGAAGCGGATCAGATTATAAAATCGGTTGGCATTTACGATAACTGGGAAGAAGTACCACTTACCACCGACGGCGTATTTTACGAAAGCGAAGGATTTAGGGAAGTACCAATGTACCCAGATTTCAAGAAATTTGAGGACGGAACGCAAAGAAGCGTTATCCATGTGAAGCAATACGCGGCAGGCTATTTTTACTTTGGTTTACCCGAGTGGATTGGCGCGAAGATGTGGGCTGAAATGGAATACAGGATTCAAAGGTTTAATACAAGCAAGTTTGAAAACGGCTTTATGCCTTCGGGTATCATGCAATTTTTCGGTTCAATTACTCCAGCTGAGGCAAAGAAACTTGTCGAAGGAATAGAAAGCAAGTTCACGGGCATGGCAAATAATCATAAGTTATTTGTTCAAGTCCTGAGGGACGAAAAATTAAAAGCAAATTGGATTCCGACCTCAAAGGAAAACGAGGGCGAATTTTTAAACTTGCAAAACTTGGCAGCCTCGGCGATTGTCGTGGCGAACAGATGGAGCAAGTCACTTGCAGGCTTCGCCACGGCGGGACAACTTGGAAGCAATCAACAGATACGTCAGGAAATGGAATACTTACAAAGTACGGTGATTAAGCCGCGCCAAAACTTGATGCTATCTAAAATCATAAATCCTTATTTAGCCGAAATTGGGCTTTATAACCCAGCCTTAAAAGACGTTCAATTTTCCATATCAAATACTTTGCCCGTGTCTTTCATGGGTGATATTGCGGTTGAGGATAATTTGACGCAAGATGAAAAAAGGGAAATATTAGGTTATTCACCAATCGAAACAAATGAGCCAATTAATACAACCGTCTGAGGTTATTAGCGGCGGTGTTGCAAGACCAACGCCTGCGGACATACGCCTTGATAAGTCATTGATAAGCCCTCACATTCAAGATGCAGAATATCGTTGGATTATTCCCGCCGTTGGCTTAACGTTTTACGATGCCTTGGTTGCGGACAAAGGAAGCTCCACGGCGTTTACAAGTACGTCTTATCAAGCGTTATGGAATGACCAATTAAAATCCTTTTGTGCCAACGCCGTTCTTTACGAAGCAGCGCCTTACATGGTGATGCAACTTGGAACAAATGGACTTTATACACTTGATAATGAATACGGGCAAAACGTCGGCGTCGAAGGCTTAAAGTTTTATCAAGATACTTTATTACAAAGGTTGGAGGTAAAAAAGAAAAGGATTAAGGATTATTTGTGTACTTGCGCAACTAACCTTCTTGGATTCATTCCCAGCGCCGTTGGTTGTCCTGAGGCAACTTGCGATGAGGATGAAGAAATATTTGATATTTATAACACAATGGGTATTGTATTATGAGCGAAATAAAACCAAAGAAAGAAAGACGTTTTTTAAAAACATTGGGGCGCGTGGGTGAAATATTAGTGGAACAAGTATTGCTTAAACTGGGGAGTAGCATAATTAGAAAGATTGGAGGCAAAAAACCATTGCCTTCAATTCTTTTTTTATTCCTTTCCCTCAGCCTTTTCGCGCAATTCCCAAATACATTAAACAAACAACGCCTTGGTTTTCAAACCACGGGCGACGGGCTGACATGGCGCGGTTCACTTGGTGACACGGCTTCCATTCAACCAATAAACAATCAAAGTGCATGGGTGATTCTTGACACGGTAAACCTTAAATTTTATTCATTTGATTTTACTTCCAACGTTTGGAATTTAGTTGGCAGCGGTGGCGGTTCGGCTTTCACTCAGCCCGTGGATTCATTGTTTTTCAATGTCAATGTACCGACGAACAACGTGGACACGGCAAAAATGCGTTGGGATTCGGATTTAGCAACGGTGGTACTTGGATTAAATGACAATGTACCCAATGAACTTGGATTCAAAAACTTTTGGCTTGTTAAAAATCAAACAGGCTCAACAATTACCAAAGGGAGCATTGTTTACGCCAATGGCACGGTTGGGGCAAGTGGGCGAATAACGGTTGCGAAATTTATCGCCAATGGTTCAATAGATGCAAAATATTTACTTGGAATAACGGCACATGATTTGACGGATGGTGAAGATGGGTACGTTATTTCCTTTGGCAAAATAAGACAAGTTAACACTGATACTTTTGCGGCTGGTGCAATCCTTTATCCTTCGCCAACGGTGGCAGGCGTTTGGACAGACGTTGAACCTATTGCGCCAAACATTGATATGCCTATTGGCTTTTGTATTAATAGCCATGTGAACAACGGAACAATAGCCATACGGGTGGCATCGGGTTATAAATTGAATGAGCTTCATGATGTTTCAATTACCTCACCCGTTGACAGGGCTTCCTTGTATTACAGAGGTGGTTTATGGAGAGATACAACCGAAGCCCTTTTGGTAAGTGATACCTCAGCCTTCGCACGGGATAATCAAATCAGCGGAACAAGTGGGCAGGTGGCGTATTTTAATTCAAGTAGCAGCGTTGTTTCGGACACTGCTTTACGTTGGAGCGCAGCCAACAAGTCGCTTGGTATCAACATGACCACCGTACCATCGGGTGCAAACTTAATTATAAAAAATAGTCAAGAGCCTGTAAGAACAACAGTTGTGACAAATCAAACATTTGGCGCAGATACAACGAATTGGACACGCGGCACGGGTTGGACATTCAACGGAACGGTAGCGGTAGCAACGGCAGCGACGGGAACATTAACTTACACGCCAGCCTTGACTATTACAAATGGGAATGCTTATGAAATTACGTACACGCTTGCAAGTTATAGCGCTGGAACGCTGACGGCGGCGATTGGTAATGTGACTTACACACTGCCAACTCACAATGCAACGGCAAACGTGGTGGTTTTATTACCAACAAGCGCAACAGGTGGATTTCGCTTTACAACTTCTACGTTTACGGGTAATTTAGATAATGTTAGCGTTGTGCAAATTGCAAATCCAGCTTCTGTTTTATTGGCAGGGCAAAACGATAACGACGCAACTATTTACAGTTCCATTCAAATGCCATCAGCAGCTACGATTGGTTTTGGTACGAACGCCGGCAGATATGCTACCGGAACATCAAATAATTTTTTCGGAGCAAATGCTGGCAGAAATAATACTACCGGATTTAACAATAATTTTTTTGGAACAAATGCGGGTCAGAATAACACTTCAGGTTATTATAATAATTTTTTCGGTTTTGAGAGCGGCATAAGAAACACCACTGGCTTTTCAAATAATTGTTTTGGGTTATATGCTGGCTTTTCATTAACTACTGCATCAAATAACAATTTTTTTGGCAGTTATTCCGGGTATTCAAATACCACTGGCTCAAATAACAATTTTTTCGGACTTGAAAGCGGGAATTCAAATACCACTGGCTCAAATAACAATTTTTTCGGACTTCGCGCTGGCTATGCAAATACATCAGGAAACATTAATCTTTTTATTGGCAATAGTTCTGGCAGAAATAATACCAGCGGTTCAAACAATATATTTCTGGGTGAAGAATCTGGTTTTACAAATGCATCTGGATTGTTCAACATTGCAATCGGTGCATATAGGACATTGTATTTGAATAGAATTTCTAATTATAACATTGCAATAGGCTTTCAAGCACTATCTAATACAAGAAATAGTTACAATATAGGTATTGGCGAAAGCGCTGGAGAGAATGCGCGTCAAGGTCAATATAATATGTTTTTAGGGCAAAGGGCTGGCTACAATGCAACCGTTGCCGACACGCTCACTGGTTCGAATAACATCGCCATAGGCCGCAACGCCGCCGACAACATCAGTGCCGCCGCCGCCGCCAACGTCGCCATAGGCAACCAAGTAGACCTTCCCACCAACAACGGCTCAAATCAAGGCGTTTACCAAAACGTTTTATTTTTCACGGGCGCAAGTGGCACGGGAACAACGATTGCCGCAGCCTCGAAAGCAGGGATAAAAACGAATGCGCCAAACCGTGACCTTGAAGTTGCAGGCGAAGTAAGGATTACGGATTTAACCACCGACGCACCCACGCGCCTTGTCGGTGCAGATGCAGACGGTGACTTGGGTCAGGTGACATTGGGCGCAGGGTTGAGCCTTGCTTCATCAAGTTTACTTGCTGATACCAATTTCCTTGTAACAAGGTTTGACACGGCTTCTATGCTTACAAATTACTTGCGCACGGGCACGGCGGCAGGGACTTATCTTACTGGAAGTGGAACGACAAATTACATACCAAAATTTACAGGAACAAGAATTTTAGGAAATTCTTTAGTTTATGATTCAGGAACCAAAATAGGCATAGGAAATATTGATCCAAATTATTTATTAGATTTAAAAACAAATGATAATGCAAAAATATTTTTAAGAGGCGGTATTGCTCAAAATGGAATATTATTTGATACTATTTCAAGTGTTAATAGTTTTTATTTATTTAATGGAACACTAACAACTTCGGGATTTGGCATATATGATGTAACAAATAATATTAATAGATTATGGGTAAAGAATGATGGTAATATAGGCGTAGGTACAACTTCGCCAAACGCGAAGCTTGATGTCAATGGTACAATTCTTACAAGTAGGTTAAATATAGCAGGAGGTAATCAAAATTCTATACTTTTAAATAATGCTTCAAATGGAATAACATCAGGATTTTTAATTGGAAGAAGTTTTGCTACAAATAATTTACAAGACTTATTTATTTACGACATTGAAAACGCTGCATTTAGATTAAATATAAATTCTTCGGGTAATATTGGTATTGGTACAACAAATCCAGCCGCAAAACTCGAAGTTCATGGCTCAGCCGTGTTCAATGAAGGCTCAGCCGACGCCGACTTTCGCGTGGAAAGCGACGGCAACGCAAATATGGTTTTCGTGGATGCCTCGACGGATCGCGTGGGCATTGGTTACGCATCACCGACGAAAACACTTGATGTAAACGGTGAAGTAAGAATAAACACGGTAACGGCAACGCCGACAAGTTTACTCGGAAAAGACGGGAGCAACGTGGTGGGCGAGGTTACAACGGTGGCGCAAACAGGGTTAATGACACGGGGTGAAACAACTGCAACAACAGGGTCACCCTCAGCAATATTCACCGTTACTCATGGACTTGGAGCAACACCAACAAGTGTATTGGTAACTTCGGCTGGTTTAGCTGGAGCAGAAAAAATAATATTTGAAGTTTATGGCAAAAACGATACAACTTTTTCCGTGCAAGCATGGAATTATGACGGTACAGAAGCTTCAAGTAAAAGCGTTAAAATATTTTGGCTTGCAATTAAATAAACTAAAAAAATAAACATGAAAAAGATTTTGTTTTTATTGCTTTGTATATCTCAGCTTAATGCTCAATCAATTACTTTTGACACATCGTATGTTAAAATCATTGACAATGCTTATTACCTTATTTACCGTGCAGATTATACAGACGGTGGGTATTACGAAAAGGCTTCCATCATTGGTGATACAAGCCAACTGTACAACGGTGCTATGGCAAGTTTTGAAAACAATGCAAATAACTTTGCCGACAAGGTGATTGCTTATTATGACTTCGGAAGGAAAACAACCGCAGCCATAAGGGAGAATAATAATATTCAAGAATTAACGGGCAAAAACCCATTGGATACCATTTTAAAAAACAATGAGGCATTTTACACCGATAACAAATGGCAAATAACGTCGCTTGGAACAACGGCAGCCGTTGACTTTAATTACAATAAAAATACAAGTGCATTCAGGTATATCGTTGAAGGATCAGCGGCAAAGAACGCCATTGTATTTTCAAAGTTTGCCATAAGGTTAATTAGTTATCCAGTGTTAGGACAATTTGTTGATTTATATTGGGAGGAGGCAAAAAATAGGTATATTTCACAGGATGGTAAAGTAATTTTGAGGCAGTTAAAACCAACTAAATGAAAACAACCTTAATAAACTTTTTGCACCTCGGATGGGAAAAAATAACGTATGCCATTTGTTGCGGTTGGATATTTTCATTCTTTGTTCCGATTAAAGGATTCCTGATATTTACAATTTTCGTTGTTTTTGCGGACATGGGAACGGGCATCATCGCGGCAAAGAAGGAGCAACAAAAGATAAATAGCCGTGGGCTTTACCGGACAATAGAAAAAATAATAGTGTATTTTTGTGCCATACTCATATTCGAGGGTGCAAGGAATACGTTTAGCCTTCCTAACATAACGTATATGGCAGCGTTTTTAATTGCGACGGTGGAGCTTTATTCTATTTCGGAAAATATTAAGCGCATTACAGGCGTAAATCTTGGTGTTTTAATCACACGTTTTTTTAATCGTTAAAACAAATAATATGCAGACTAATTTAAAAGAAGCATTAAAGTCAGCCGACACAATTTCCAGTCCTCTTGGGGATATAAGTTGTTACAGTTTTAATTTTGCGGAATTAACTCAAGAAATTTCAGTTCATCTTGAAAATAACAAAATTAAATTCACGTGGCGCGAATATATCCAACTTGCTCAAATCATTTGGGACAAAATAAAGGAAACATCAAGGGAGTGCGCAGGAAAGGAAATTGAGGTGAAATTGCCAGCAAAGTTAGGTTTGGTATCGGCGGCTTTCGCTCTTATCGGATTCAAATTATAGGCGCAGAAGAATCGCTACCTTAGGCGGCTTACAGGGCGGTGTATTGATTTACATCGCCCTTAAAAATATCAAAATATGAAAGCATCTAAATTTTGTGTTTTCCTTGACGCTGGTCACGGAGGCATTGACGCAAAGAAAAAATTACCTTACAATTATACGACGTACCCTTCAAAGTGCGCTCAGCATAATAATGCAAAGTTCCACGGTTACGGGTGGTTCTTTGAAGGCGTGTTTAACCGCGACGTTGCGGCAAAGATTGAGCAGTATTTAATTGACTGGGGTTTTTCCGTTGTTCGCGTTTACGATACTATCTTGGACGTATCATTAACAAAGCGCGTGGCGAAGGCAAATATAAACGCCCAGAATTATGAAGATTCGTTGTACCTCAGCATTCACGGCAACGCGGCAACGTCGCCCAATGCAAGGGGCTTCGAAGTGTTCACGAGCAAGGGTAAAACAAGGTCGGACATTTATGCTGAGTTTCTTTTCAAGGAGGTTCAGGAGGCTTTTCCTAAATGGGTGTATCGCATGGACACAACGGACGGGGATAAGGATAAAGAAGAAAGTTTCTTTGTTATCACCCAAACCAATATGCCTGCGGTACTCAGTGAAAACGGCTTCTTTACCAATTACCACGATGCTTTAATGATGTTTGACCCCGTGTTTCAAAATACTTTGGCTTTGTCTCATGCTCGGGCGGTCGTGGATTATGCGAAAACGCAAGGGGTAATATTTTAAATAAAAAGGGCTGGTTCAAATGCCAGCCCCGATATACACATCAACAATTCAACAAATTAGTAATCAATCAATTATAAGTTTTATAAGCTTTGCGGCTGATTCTTTTAAAGTATCGGTTTCCTTTGAATGATAAAGTTGGTAACAAATGCTTACCATTCGTTCCTTATTCATTGATTGATAGGTGGGCATCGTCTCAGGAATCAAAGGATTAAGGTAAAAATTTATTACCGATTGTTTGCTATTTACAGTGTCGGCAAAGCGAATAGGCTTCGGGCGTGCGTTAAAACATCTTTGCGCTTCCTTCCATTGTTCGTTGGTTAAGCCGTCTGTTAATTCGTTATTTTTCATCTTTTGATATAATTTTTTGCCATAAGCGCAAGAAAGAAAGCATCGATTTCATCTTGACTGATTTTGGCTGGTTTAAAATTTGGTTCAAATTTCAATCGTTCACTTGCGACCACGCGTATAAATACGTCTTTATTAAACTTTTTACCCTTTGCCTCAGGTGAAATATTGTACGCCTCAATGTCATGCTCCTTAATCCATTCATAAGCAATCCTTGAGGCGGCTTGATTCATGCCAACGTTGCGGGACATTCGGGATAGGATCGCCCGGTTAATCGAATTATTAAAGGTCACATTCTGCAGGCTTGAATCTTCAACCAAAACAATGGGGCTTTCGTATGCTACCCAGGTTATAACGTCTCCGATAAAATCGACAAACCTTTTATACCTTTTAAAAATCATGGTACGGTCTGCAATGATGCAAACCGCCATTCCTTTTATTCTTAACGCTGGGTCAACGCCTATCAATGTCCTCAAAGTGTTATTGTTTTAAATGAAGATACAAAGTTTTTTGCCGTTGTTCCCGTGGTTTCATTGTTTTCTTTTGCCTCAACCTTTACGCGTGGTTTTCTTTTGCGCTTTGGCTTTGGCTCAGGTACATTGATGCCATAAGCCTCCACGCCCTTGTCAACAAAGTTGATTTCCAGCAGGTAACCGAAAACAACGATGGTTCCCACGAATAAAAACATGGTAATAAATTCGCCGCCTTCATATTGTTCCTGCAAGCCAAAGAAGATTTCAACCAAGGCGACAAGGGTTGCGCCCAGGGCAATCTTTGGTGGGTAAGTACTTCGCCCTTTGGTTGGATTCAAGAAATCCATGAAAACAACGGCAAAGCGTCCAAGTTGCAAGATACTGGCGGCAATGATCGCAAGCCAAAAGTCAATGGGGAGAAAAATGGCGGTTAGGTAGGCGTTAATGCCATAAGTAAGAATAATGGTTAAAAGCATAATGGTTGGAATGTTATCCGAAATATTTTCGAATGTCCATTTAAATTGTGTGTTTGTGAAATTCTTTTCCATGATTGTTTTTTTTGTTGTGTGTAAAAAATAAGGGCAGCTGGGGGCTGCCCTGTGAAAACAATTATTAAGCGTAAACAATTTCTTCGGTGAAAAATTTGCCGTCAACATATTTTAAGCGACGTGTTGGTAGCTCGTTTTTGTCAGCTTTCTTTGTTGCAGATGGGCGGTAGCTTGTCTTTACAAGTGCATAAGCAATAACCCAAAGTTGCTTATCGGTAAATGTCCTTTGGCTTGTTAAGATATTTAGAGCCAATGAACCCTCAGGAAGGTAAGATTTAATTTCGCTTATCTTCGTTGCAATCGCGTCTAATCTTACCTCACTAACATAAGAGCCAACTGAGCTTACATGATTTTTTGTTGGGTTAATAAAATTAATAGAATTGAACACTTCTTTTACGCTTACTGGTGCAGTTGTTACTTCTTCCTGTACGTCAACTATTGGAGCGTACCAAGCATTTTCAATATTTCTTCCCTTGCAACCTTTGTAAGATGTGTGGTTAAGGTGGTAATAAATGCCGTTTTTTACAATAACAATTGGAGCATCTTGTAATTCAATTCCGTTTTCTGCAAGGAATTTATTGGCGGTTTTTTTAAAGATAACTGGCTTGTCATTTTTTACAGTCATTAAAGACTGTAAAGAAGATCTTAATTCATTTTTTGGTGCTGAGTAATTTAAAGCTGTCATAATCGTTTGTTTTTGTTGTGTGAAATATCGTTTCGTTGTTTCAATACGTAAATTTAATATTAAATATTGAAATAAAAAAATATTTACAAAAATAAATGCAAAATAATTTAAAATTCATCTCTTTTCCCTTTTAATGGGTAATGATTCTTTTTCAATTCCCAGAACTCAGCCATAAGCGAAGCACGGAATTTATAATCGCGATCCGTATGATACCCTGATTTGTAAACGCATTTACAAATGCTTTCATACAACCTGATCCCTTTCATCTTGTAATTTGCCTTTTTACATTCCGCGTATCTCCCAGAGTTCAAAACGCCTGCCCAAAGCTTCATACCTTCTTCCGTGGAACTTGCGCTCATGAACTTGGCGCGAATGTACTTGTCACGCCCGCGAATGACCTCCCGTGTTTTGTACGTCACCGACTTTTGATTTTTCAAAGCCTTTACGCCGCCAGCGTTGGCGTGTTTTCTCCAAAGTTCGGTTTCAACGCCTGAGGTCGTCGCCTCAATGATGAAGAAAGAATAGATCATGGACACTGGGAAGTCTGTCAGGTGGTGTACATTCATAAGCATGGATTCGTATGAATAGGCAAGCCATATACGACGCATTTTAAACAAGTCTATTTTATCGAGGTTTCTGAATCCTTTGCCTTCCAGATTTCGCCTTAATTCGTGAATATTCATTTTTCGTATTTCCCAGCCGTATGACCGTGAGCCATACGCCAATTCGTTGACTTCGCTTTTTTCTTCCTTTGCAGGAAATGTAAGCGTGGTTATTTTGTGAACATACACCGTGTCGCGCTCAATGACTGGCACGAATGAGGTGTAATGATACTGGGTGCTTATTGGGCTGTAAATCAACCCAACCACGAAGGCAACGCCAACGCCTGCGGCTACCTGATATGGCAGCCGCTTATTTTGTGGGACGTAATCAATGATCTTTTCTTTCATAAAATTGGTTTTAAAACTGGTAAATAAATTTCGTTTTGTAAAAATATATATAATTATTTATAATAAAGAATATTTACAATAATAAAATAAAAAAAAATGTCCGCATCGAAAAACGCGGACATGAATTAGAACACTTTAACAACTTACTACTTACCTTATTTCCTGTACTCACCAAACTTTGAAATACTAATCTCAAAGTTTTTCACGTCGATTTTTAATTCCTTGAATTGTTCCAAAGCCTTTTCAACGCTTTCAGCTTCAATGATCATTCGTTTGTCATTGTACTTTACTTCAAATTTGCTCATTAATACCAATTTTTTAAAGTGTGAATAATAAAATAAATGGCATAAGCCAAAGTTAAGATTCCACCAGCTGCAACGAAGAAAGTGGCGGCATCTTTGATTAATTTTTGTTTTTCTCTTTCAGTCATCATGATTTTTCTTTTCTTTTTGTTTTAAACGATATTCTTTTTGATAGGCTTTTATCTTTTCAGCGTTTTTCAGCCTGAATCTTTTGTGTTTGTCATATAATAACTCAGGCTTTTCCACCTTGTTTTTGTAATACCTTATTTTCTTGGTTTCTAAATTTCTTAAACGCCTTTTCTCTTTGTGGTATTCGGACATATTTCGATAATACGCCTTCATGTATTCCGATTTACGGGCTTTCTTTTCTTCGTCACTCATATTTACTTTTTAATTTTCGTTCTCGATAGGCTTTTGATTTAATTTTCAATGCTTCAATGTTCGCATAATAATAGGCAAGGCTTTTGTCTTTTCTTATTTGCCTTTGTTCGTCCGTCAACTTCCAATAATTGTCCTTATTCCTGAGGCGTGTTGCCTCCCTTCTTTTATCCTTTTGGAAGGCTGGCATGTTCCGATAATATTCACGGTCATACGCTCGTTGCTTTTCCCTTTCTTCGTCGGTCATGGCTGCTTATTTAAATAATTCTTGGAAGCAACAGGATCTTTCCCCTGATTCGAATACTTCGCATCTTGCTTTTTATCATACGAAATATTTGGCATCTCGGAAATATCCTGATAAGTAAGCTGAGCAATTTTCATTCCCGCGTAAATCTTGAGCGGCTGAACCGTCAAAAGTTCCAATGTCCAATGCCCCTTGAATCCAACGTCGCCAAATCCTGCTGTGACGTGGACGAAAAGTCCTAATCTCCCGAGGCTTGATTTTCCTTGGATAATTGGCACGTGTTTCAATGTCTCCGTGTATTCCACCGTGGAAGCAAGGTAAACAATGCCAGGTTGCAAAATTATTCCATCATCTGGAATTATTATTGGTGCAGATGGGTTTTTCTTGCGCACGTCCAACACGCGCTCCGTGTAAAGTACCAAGGTATTTGACAGGGTAAGGTCATACGAATTGGTGCCAAGGTTCTCAGGGTTAAAAGGCTCAATGACGATGTTGCCTTCGCTAATTTCGTCGTTAATTGTCTTGTCGGTTAAAATCATTTTATTTCGTTTTTTTTTGCGGTTATCAAATTCCTTTTTTGTAAAATAATATTCAGTGAGCATTTGGGCGTTGCATTGCAAGTGTGCCGCGTGTAGCAAGCCGTCCTCTGGGTCAATGTCCTCACCTAAGCGAATGGCTTCCAAGTGGCGCAAAGCGGAGGCGATCACCTCGCTCCACGGCATACCTTTTTCCCAGTTGCCAGCGGGATATTTATCCAAACCCTTTGTCCAAACTTTGGCGCATTCACGGTGAGCCAACGGGGGAACAAGGTCGTATCTGATTTTTTCATCGTTGAACCTTAATCCCCTTGTATCTGATTTCATAATCTTTTTCAATTCATTTTCCAATTCGTCGGTCATGGCTTCCATTTTAATGGGTGTGCAAAAAACTTTTATAAACGCTGCTGATTTCCTTGCAAGTCTGCTCAATCAAAACAATGGCTTTCAATAAGTCATCCATTTCAAAGGTATGGTTTAATTCGTAACTTTCACCCGTAAAAGATAAGCCGTTTTTTGTCATCTTTGTCCCCAGCCAATTGATTTGGCTTTCGGGAATCGTGTCCCCGTTTACAAACATTGCCAGGGCATAAACTTTCATTTGAAGGCTATTGTGCAAGGTCATCATTGTCCACGGTCTGCCAGAGGTTTTGAAGTCAATGACCCTATTATTCTCCCTGTCCCATGCGTCGATATAACCAACGACTTGAATGTCATTAATACTCAGGCTTATTGGTTTCTCAGCCTCCAAGCCTTTGAAGCCTTGAATCTTGTCAATGTAAAAATCTGGAAAGGTTTCCATGATTATGCCATTTTTAATAAACGCCTCCGTGTCCTCGGCAAAGCGTTTGCCAAAATCCATGTAAATGGATGGTTCCTCGGGAATGTTTAAAAAGTAACGATTGATATACTTTTGACGGTCACTATACCAAAGATTAATCTGGCTGACTGATATATATTTTTTTGGTAGGAGCATGGTTATTTGTATAATGTGTTTGTTAATTTTACGTGGTCGTTATATCCTTTTAAACAACCATCATTATAAGCCTTAGCAATTTCCTCAGCATACATTTTCTTTGCCTCATGTAAAGCATCGGAAATGTCTATGTGTTCGCAACTGTGATACTCTAGAACTTCCAATACTTTATCATAAAAAAATTCTACAGACGTTTCTTTTTCTTCTTGGTTTTCCATTTTTTATTTATTTTCAAATTGGTTATAAAATTTTACTGCATCGTTATACCCTATTCTCCAGCCTTCTTTTTTAGCTTCTTCAATTTCCATGTCGTATATTTTCTTTGCAGGAATATACGCTTCAATCAAACGACCTAAATTAATAGCATTGTTTTTTGTAATTCTGAAAAAATAATCTATTGACGTTTCCTTTTCTTCTTGGTTTTCCATGTTTCTTTTGTTTTTGCGGCGCGGTAAAACCCCAGCCATGTTTCAGGCTGGGGAAAAACGTACCAAATTGATTAAAAATATTTTCCTATTTGAATAAAGATCGTGGCGGCGGCTGGTTGTGCCTGGGCAGGCTCAAGCCCCGAGGCTTGCAACTGGTGAAATATGTCGGCATACACCGAGGTCATAAGCGTGGCTTTCTCGGTTATCTCATCAAGTGTCATTTTACCGTTGCTTTTAGGGGGTACATTTGCCGCCTGCTGCACGTTTGCGCCTTCGGTGGGTGTTTGTACCTTTTCGGGTATTTCGTTCGCTGTGACCATGTCAAATGCGACCTTGTAACTTTTGCCGTCGTGGATGACGGTAACGGCGTCGTCTTTCTTCAAAGCCTTTAATTTTTCGTCGTCGGCTTTGCCGTAAACGCGCGCCTCCGTGCCGTTGTCCAATGTAATCACGGCATTAATGGATGGTCCATATTGACCCTCGAACACTTTGCCCGCCGTGTATTTTACTTTACCTTTTAGAATATTCATTTCCTGCTTGAATTTGAAAATTTTGAGAATCGTACCACATTTGTTTTTTGTGGTCGCTTATTGCCTTCCAGTCTATTTCCTGAGCGTAACTAATCTTATTTCCTGTGTAAAAGTATTTTTCAAGTTCACCGACTCCCCTTTGCCTCCACCATTTTTTCAGGTGAAGGGGTTCAACGATATGGTCGGGGCAAATGGTCAATGAGGCATTTAGCGCGAAGTCTTGTATGTTAATCATCTTGCTGCGGTTATTTGTATGCATTTTGTAATCGCTTCTTTACATTCTTCAATGACACCGATTCGTAATTTATTTATACCTGTATCCAAAACCCTTGTTTCATGAGCCTCCAATGTTTGTAGCATTGTTTTTATACAATCAAGGTAATGATCGTGCATCGCTTCCTTATGCCAACTAACATAAGCCTGAATCATTCTTTGGGAGTAAATCCAAAAATCAAGAACAATCCAAAAGTCGGCGCGTGCCTCGTTTCTTAATCTTTCGTTTTCGCCTTCAAGATATACGATACGTTCTTCATAATAACGCGTAAGCGCGTTGTCGGTCAATGTGGTTTTTAAAGCTTCCATTTTTGGTTTGTTTTTAAAGTGATTGATTGTTAAGTATTACCCAGTCCATTTCGTTCTCAGCAACAAGTGGCATAAGATTATAACGGGTGATTGGTGGATATAATCGGCATTCGGGGTCAATTTCCTCTGGCTCAAATGTCCAGCCGTGGATCTCCATGTTATCTTCAGGGGAGTGCGGCGACGTTTGCCCGTACAAGCCGAAGCCGTGGGAGAAAGTCACGTGTACAAAGTGACCCAGTTTTTTATCAAGGGTACATTTGCAGGTGTATTTTGTAATGTTCATTTGGTAAGTTTTTAAATATTTTCAATACGTAAATTTAATATTAAATATTGAAACAAAAAAATATTTACAAAAATAAATTAAAAAAAAGTGAGGTATAATTTCTATACCCCACCAAAACAAAACCAAATTATGAAACTTATCTTAGCAACACCTTGCGCCAGACGGCTAACTTGTAAGCAAGTGCGCGGGCCCGTGGCATATTACCCTCCTCAATTTTCCTCATGTGGTTCTTGCGATCAATCATATTGTCCGAGTCTGGCTTTTCCTGCTTTGCCATTTCCTGCGCCTCAAGCCACAAGGCTTCCTTTTCCCCTTCCTTCCATTCATTGATATAACCACGTTTCACGCATTCGTCGTACCAAAATACGGGTATTTCTTCCAGCGGCTTTTGAAAGTTTTTTAACTTATTATCAAAATCCTTGTCGTATTCCTCAGCCACTTTCCCCAGGCGTTTAATGCGATCTTCTTCTTCTTTCTTCGCCTGAATGTCGGAATCCATGGCGAAATATATCTTTTGCCTCCATGTTATATACGCGGTTAATATTCGCCCAATGGCATGAAGGTCAACTTTGCCATATAATTTGTGATCATTAATATCAAGTTCTTGTTTTGCAAACTTTTCAAAAGCCAGTTTTATTTCATCGACGGCAAGTAATTTGTAATTTGAAATAAAGTCCGTCACCTCCATCAAATGCTCTGGCTTTGGCTCAATGCCATACACGGGGAGGAGTTGGCTCAGGGTTTGCGCAATCTTCGGAATGGCTTCCTTTGTACCCGTTTTAAAAATTCTTAGTTCGCGATTCTGGATAACAAGCTGCACGTCTTGTATTTTCTCTTCCACGCGATTTGCAATCATTGGTAAATTGTTCATAATTGGTTGGTTTTAAAATTCTAAAAATAATTGTTTTGGTTGAAATATTTTAAGTTCATCTATTTGCCTTAAATATTCTCCATGTTCCCATTTAAAATTAAACCAACATATTTTCCAATCCTTCGAATGAAAAGCAATACTTCTTATAATTCCTTTCCTGTTCATATTTAAATCAATTACCTGAGTGCCGATAAGTGATTTTAAATAATTTGCTTCGTTTGTCATAATTGGTTTGTTTTATTAATCTTGAAACTTTGCCATTCTTTCGGCAAGCAATTCCTGAAGTTTATCATTATACGCCTTGTCCTTTGCCGCTGGGCTCGCGGTTTGATACGAGGTAATTATCTTTGAGGCTTGGGAGTAAAGGTTGGCAACGGTGAAATTTGCCCTCAGCCATTTGTCAGGTAATGACCACGCCGCTTGAATAAATACCTTCAACGCCTCAATGGTATCGCCATGCTTATCAGCTTTTTCAAGGTATTGCATAAGAAATTTCATTTGCCCTGCGTCTTTGGGCATCATTATATAATGTCCGTTTTGGTCCGTGGGATACGCGGCGCCAGATAAGGATTCAAACGTTTGGCAAAACACGGAGAAGGCGGCGTAAATGGGGGAGGGCTGGCGCTCGGCTTTTTCTTTTTTACCGGAAGTTTTTTCTTTTTCAAGCTTTGCAATCAAGGTAAAAGGGTTCACTTTGGGGCTTTGGATATTTGTAAAATCATTTGTATCAACTTTTGTGAAGTCGGTAAAATCAGAATGATTTTCAATACTTTGTTCAAAGTCTTTATTTGTTATAATCTTTATTTGTTCAAAGTCTTTATTTGTTAGTGCCGACTTTTCCCGTGTCGGTTTTTCTCCGTCGCGGCTTTTTACCGTGTCGGCTTTTTTACCACTCGGTGTAAAATTCAAGGTATAATCGTAACTATCAAATTTACCCGTCTCCCTTCTTTGTTCCCGATGAAGGTAACCCGTTGTCAAAAGTTCCTCAATGTATTTCCTCAAAGTGTCCTTTGTGTATCCAAGTTCCTTTGCCATGACGCCTTGATAAAATTTCCAGTCGTCAGGCATGGAAGCCATGTAACAAAAGATGAAACGGGCGCGGTCGCTCAGGCTTTTGTTTCGGATAATGTCATTGGGGATAATGGTAAAATTATCCTTGATTTTGTTATTTAGTTTATTCATAAAAATGTATAAAAAAACCCAGCAGGTGCAAGGCTACTGGGTTAGATGAAACAATGCGGATATTGTCCCGAAGTTCTTTTGAATGACTTGCACCTCGTTCAAAAGAATGATTAAAGATAATAAATTTATTTTATTTCCTTCAGGTATAAAGTAAGGTCTTGCACTAATTTTTCAATCTGATTTATTTCAAGATTATTTATTGCCTTAGTTACAAAATCTTCAGCCTTGCATTTTACAACAACTGTTCTATCTTTTAAACCAGCTATCTCCATGCCTTGCTTTGCGCTTATTTCTCGGTTAATTACTTTGGTGGCTATGTCAGGGGCATCTCGTTTAAGGCGTTGGATTTGGTATTCTTTAGAAGTTCCTCCTTTATTTGAGTTTGATATATCAAACTCATTTACATACCTTCTACTTCCATTAGTTTTTAGCGGATTAAGCTGTTCTTCATGCTCCTGCCAAATATTAGGTTTTCGTTTACAATGTGCTTTTATAACATCAATGTCCCAGCCTAATCCCCAAGGCACTTCGTACCTTGCAAATTCTACATAAGTTGTAAAGGTTTTAGGAGATAAGCCATAAGGGTGCCTGTTACTCCAAAAGTCTTTAAATGAATATAAAGAATCAAAATAGGTCATGGCTAAACCAAAACTGTTTATACCATTTATGTCAATAAGTTTATTGTAAACTTCCTCTGGATTAGTGCTTAGTGAAATTGTTGATGTCATCGTTAATGATTTGTAATTTTTTATTTAATAATCTTAAGTCCATACAAGTTTTATGATCCTTAATATTTGCAGCTTCATTGTATTTATAATGAGCGTTTTGATACTCAGTGTAAATACCTAACCTTATCGCATATCCAACTCTTTTGTGAATTTCCTTTTTTACAAGTTTAATTTTTTCGTATTTAGGAATTTCATCTATTTTATTGTTTTCCTGAGGTTCATCTTTCTGAATATTTCTTGCAATCATGTTTTCAAAAATACTTGCTAAAGCATAGTTTAAATCTTTGACTTGATTTAAAGCATCTATTTCTTGGTCAGTAAACTTGTATCCATTGTTTATAATACCATGATTTCCAGCTATTATATCGTCAAATAAAGTTTGTATTGTTTTTGGTTTTCTTTCTAAACCTTCGCTTAATCCAGTATTAATTCTTTTATTTTCGTCTATTACAAAATGCTTATAGCCAGCTTCAAGAGTTTCTGCAACCTCAGTAAATAAAGAAAAATTAGGATAATAAAAATAGCAATGATCTATTGCATTTTGGTAAACCTTGCAATTTCTTACACCTCTACCCATTACCTGTTCAAAGTATGTCCTGGTTGTAATATTGTTTAAATACAGGATAACGCGTATTTGAGGGATATTTACACCTTCGGAAACCATTTGAACCGTTACAACCCAATGCTTATTATTATTCCTAAATTCTTTAATTGTTTCAGTAGTTGAATCTGCGTCACTTGTAATTATAGAACAACTTATATTTTGCTTTTGTAAATTACTAAAAATACTTTTAGCATCTTCAATGGTATTGGCAATAATCAAACCTTTTGCCTCAGGGTAATAAGTGTTTCTTATTCCTTTTAATTCGTTGTTAGCTTGATTAAAAGCAATGTCAATAAAATTACTATTTCCATTTGAGGCGTCTATTATTTGATTTAAATATTTTTTATTTTCTTCGCCTATTAAAATACCACCTTCTCCATTAATAATTACATCAATAGGTCTAAATGAAGTAGGGCAACAAATACGATCCTTTACACTTTGAGCATACGTGTAGGAATAATCTGTTTCAATTTCCCAACCATCAATATCATTTGATTTTGTTTCCTTATATTTTACAAAAGGTATTTTACTATTATCGCTCCTAAAAGGAGTTCCTGTTAAACATAAAATTACCCCAGCGTTTTCACAAATATTTTCAAGTTCAATCCCCCAACTTCCAGAATCAGAGGCATGGTGATGTTCATCTAAAACTACAATGGTCTTATTCGTTATCTTGTTTTTTAATGAATTAGTATTATTTTTTAAAATTTGATAACAAAGTGAAACACCGTGAAAGTCAGGCTTCCAATGATATTTAAACAAATAATTTGCATCAATTTCAAGATTAAATTTTTTACACTCAATAGCCCAATCTGTTTTAATGGCATCTTTTGGACTAAAAATAACAACATCAAATCCATCGTCAACGAAATTTTTTATAATTGACGAAGCCCACAAAGTTTTTCCTGAGCCTACTCCAGCATGAAGTAAAAATACTTTGTTAGATTTAATTTCCTCATAGAATTTTTTAGTGGCTTCTATTTGCCATTGTCTGGGTTTAAACATTTTATTAGATTTTTTTAAGTTACAAGTTGGACATAATGCCTGAGCATTGTTTAATGAAGTTATCCCTCCTTTGCTAAAAGGTATAACATGGTCAGCATGCCAAAACCTTGGAAGGTCGCATTGACACAACTGGCATTTGCCGTCAGCAAGTCTGTATAAAAATGCTTTTTCTGAATCGGAGTAATTCCTTTTCATGAGTATAAAAAAAATGCCCCAATGAGTTGAGGTTCATCGGGGCAAAATGAAACAATGTGGATTTTGCTTCAAAGCTCTTTAAATTAACCTCAACTTTAATTTAAAGAACATTACAAATATAATCAATTCTTTTTACTTTCTCCTTCTTTTTTTCCACGGCGGATTCCCCAGTGCGCTTTGCATTTCTAAGTATTTTACCACGGCTGGCGGCGTTTCGTATGTCAAAACCTTGTCCAATGCTTCCTTTATGAAATTTGCCATGTTACTTTACTTTTTTATAAAGTGATTTTTTACAAGTTCAACAAATTTGCCGCATTGAGTATATGTGTTTTGTTCCATTGTTTTAAGATCGTCAATCATTTTATTCTGAGTCAATTTAGCAAAATCAATATTTTCAAAGCCATAAGCAACTCCGTATTTTTGCACATCGTAAAAATCTTCGCTTGATAAATCTTCGGAAGGTATTACCACGCTTTGGCAACCGCAAAGGGCAGCCATTGTACTGTGATATGTATGTGGGTCGAAACTTATGAATAAAGTAATTTGATTATAAATTTCAGCCAATTCATTTAAATTATTACATTTATCAATAATCTCGTCAATGCTAATAATCGGTAAATTAATTAAGTGTTTGTAACTCTTTAAAACACTCATTTTATAATCAAAATCTTTGCACTTTCTTACAAGCAATCCAATTTTATCCCTTTGTTGACCAGTGTTCTGCATGATGCTTAACTTAGGATCGAGAACGGTAAGTATAAAAGATTTATCGTATTTCGTATTTCTTACAAATTCGTGGTTATATGTAATTACAAGCTCACTTTCGTTATACTCCTTGTCTCCAGCGTGCCATCCTGGGTAATACAAAACATACCTCACCACATTTTTAGCGTTAAATGGATTTCCCGTTATAACCTCAGGGTAAATGGTAATGGTATCATTCAAAGCCGCAAGTTCTTTTGTCTTATCGAAATTTATACAAATAGCCTTTGAATCAATCAAGGTTTTATTTGCGCAAACATAAGTTGTATTATCCTTAGACAATATTTTAGCCAAGTCATGCAAAACTTGATTCCCTCCAGACTTCCAGTCATAATCAAATGAAAAAATTAAAAATGTCATTTGCTTTGTTTTGCAACAAGGGCGGGAATCGAACCCGCGACACACTCGCTTGCTACCCTACACACCTCATACTTTCGTATGGAACGGACTCGAACCGTTGTCGCCAGTTGCTCTAACCCGCTGAGCTACCTTGCGCCACAAAGATACAAATATATTCTTAAAAAATATTTTAAATTTGATAACAAATAAATTATTATCTTTGCAGAAAGAAAAAATAAAATGATAAAATTAATAGTTGCAGGTCGCATTGGTCAAGATGCCGAAATAAAATCGGTTGGCGATACAACCGTTTGCTCCTTCTCCGTTGCACATACGGAAAAAACATTTGGAAATAATCCAACGGAAAAGACGGTTTGGGTGACTTGCTCAATGTGGGGTGAGCGTGGTTCCAAACTTGCGCCTCACTTGCTAAAAGGTACGTATGTCGTGGTCGAAGGAACAGGCGGCGTGAATGCGTACATGAAGAACGGAGAACCCACGGGGATTATTCGTTGCATGGTAAACAACATCGAGTTTGGAGGCAAGGCAACGGCTGGGGAGAACAACCCGAAAATAACGAATGAAACAACAGTTAAAGACGAATCAGATTTCCCATTTTAATTATGACACCTGAGTATCAAAAGCAGTATCGGGAGAAAATGACCGATTACCAAAAGCAAAAGCTAAGGGAATATTTTAGGCTTTATCACCAGAATCAATCACCTGAGAAAAAGGCTGAGAAAAGTATTAGGAATAAAGCATGGTATCAAGCTAACAAAGAGCGGGTAAATAAATACCAAATGGAACGGTATTATAAACTAAAAGAACAAAAAAATGAATGTCAATAAACCAGCCGCCGCCGTGTTTTCGGTGAGTTATCGGGATGAGAAAATAAGAAAAAAATTGCTTGATTTGCAATTTCAACTCTGGAAGGAAACCAACGTCAAACACTCGATGGAGGAGGTTTTAAATCTTTTATTGGATAATTACCAAAAGCACAATAAATGAGGTTAGGCATTGTAACCAATTTAACCAGCCCAACGACTGACTATTATCGGTCGGTCAATCCATTTATGCGGCTTCGTTCACAGATGGTAAATTTAACCATTACCTATTTGAACCCTGAGACGGTAAAATGGTATGATTTTTACGACGTTGACGTTATCCTTTTTCAACGGCCCAACGGCGACGGCATGTTATCCATGATCGCTGAGGCAAAGAAGATGGGTAAAAAAATCATTCTTGACCACGACGATTTATTACATGAGGTCAACGCCGCAAATCCAGCATCGGCACATTTTGGTAAAACACAGGTAAAAGAATCGGTTGAAAAGGCTTTCAAGTATGCAGATTATATCATTGTTTCAACGCCTTACCTAAAAGAGTTTTACAAACAATTCTTTGACGAAAGTAAAATAATGATTATTCCCAACGCCATTGACTTCCAAGTAACGCCCCTTTGCCCAGTGTCACCTGATAAGCTGGAGGCAAAGATTAAACGCGTGTTGTGGCGTGGTTCAATGACACATATCGAGGATTTAAAAACCGTGGATACATTTTGGCATTATGTCAGCAGCCGCACGGACACCGAGGTGGCATTCATTGGTATTCCTGAATGGTTGGGAAAAACATTGTACCCAAATGTAAAGGTCATACCGTGGAACAATTCCTTGTTTCAATATTTCGAGCTGATAAAAAACAGTGCGGCTCATTACGCCGTATTCCCTTTGACGAATGACAATTTCAATCAAAGCAAATCGAATAACTTTGCGATGGAAATGTTGGTCACAGGTTGCGTCCCGTATGCACCAAAGGAAATCACGGAGTTTAATGTCCCAGGCGTGCGGTTGTACGAGGGTAACGACGATTTAAGCGGACAATTTAAAGAGGCGTTGGAAAAGGACAAAGATTATTTTAATCATTTGCAGGCAGGCAGGAAATGGCTTTTGACTGAGCGAAATTTATTAACCGTCAACAACAAACGTAAACAAGTGTTAAAAGGAATATGATGGGAAATGTAAACGAAAAATCATTATATGAATTTAAATTAATTCCTGGAATTGCTCCGACCGCTCAGGTTGTGGACTTAACATTTAAAACCATTGAAGTAACGGCGTACAATCCAAATAACATCATGGTAACAGCAGAAGAAAATAATGATTTATCGTTTGACCCAAACGAAAAAGAAAACACGGCAAAAGATTTGTATGAATCAAACACCGAGTTTAACGTTAATCAGCCACAATGCTCAGGTTCTTTTTGGGATCCAGAAGCCGAAAGACGGTGGAAAGAAAGGGCGGCTGAAATCAACGCACAAAGACGGTTGGAAAAGAAAATTGAAACAAAAATTTACAAGCGATTAATTAAAGAGTTGCTGAAGAAAATATGATAATTGAAAAAAAGCAAATCGCCGATTTAATACCCGCGCCTTACAACCCACGGCAAAGCACGGCAAAGCAGGAAAAGCATTTGAAGGAGAGCCTTGAAAAGTTTGGCATGGTTGAACCCATTATTTTCAACAAGCAAACAGGGTACATTGTCGGCGGTCATTTCCGCGTCCGTGAATTAAAGAAACTTGGCATCAAGGAAATTGAATGTGTCATTGTTGACTTGAATGAGGCAGATGAAAAGGAATTGAACATACGTTTAAACGCAAACACGGGGTCATGGGACTGGGACACACTTGCGAACGATTGGGACGTGGTGGACTTGGAAGCGTGGGGGTTGGAGATACCGCAGTTTGACATGGTGGAGGAGTTGGAGGCAAGTGAAGATGATTACGAAGTCCCAGAGGGAGGCATGGAAACGGACATTGTCATTGGTGACTTGTTTGAGATTGGTGAGCATCGGTTGCTTTGTGGAGATAGCACGGACTCGGACGCAGTGGCACGGTTGATGAACGGGGAAAAGGCGGACATGGTATTCACAGACCCGCCGTACGGGAATGGTTCAAGCGGTAAATATGGAAGAGGTCAATTAGGAGTAAGAACAATTTTAAGCGATGAAAATTTTAATGTTGTTAACGACTTTTTTAATTTAAGGGTTTGCGATGTTTATGTTTTCTTTTTACAATGGAGAACATTTAAAGAAGCAATTCAAACACTTGAAAATAATAATTTGCAATTAAAAACGATTGCAGTATGGGACAAAAAAAATGCAGGTTTAAATGGAGCGGGTGGAATGAGTGAACAATGGGAGGCAATTATAGTGGCTGGAAATGTAAAGTATTCAAGATTTGGAGGCAATGTTTTTAGTATAAGTAGGGAACAAAAAAAACGAATTGATAGTCCGCATCCACACCAAAAGCCAATTGAACTTTTAAATAATGTTTTAGAATACTTTCAAGATTATAATTTATTGTTAGACCCATTCTTAGGCTCAGGCTCAACAATGGTAGCCGCTCACCAACTTAAACGCCGTTGTTTTGGTTTGGAGCTTGAACCAAAGTATTGTCAAGTTATCATTGACAGGATGCGTAAACTTGATTCATCATTGATTATAAAGCGCAATGGCAAACAGATATAAAACAGACGAAATACAGACGACATGGCTTTTCCACATGATGGTAAAAAAATGAAGAAAGGGGAAACGTTAAATAAAAACGGACGCCCTAAGAAGCTCCCAGCCCTTGACTTGATTATGGCGAATGTCATGGGGCAGGAGAAAGATGGTATCACGGCGGCGGAGGCAATTATCATGAAGCTCAGGGAACAGGCGGCAAAGGGTGATATCAAGGCGGCACAGTTGCTCCTTGACCGTGCTTACGGCAAGGCAAAGCAAAACATTGACATAACCACGCAAGGGGAAAAGGTCACCGTGCCAACGATTATATTTACAAAGGAAAATAATAATAATGAATAAAATAATGATTAGTCAGCCAATGAATGGCTTAACAGAGGAACAAATTACTAACGCTCAAAACAAGTTTCTTGAATACGCTAAAAAAGAAAACTTAGTGGCTTTAAATACTTACTTTAAAGATGAATGGTATTCTAAAGATTCCATGACTTCAAGAGGAGTTGTTCAAATACCTGTATGTTTTTTAGCAAAGTCACTTGAATATATGAGCGAATGCAGTACTGTTTATTTTGCAAAAGGCTGGGAGAATGCAAGAGGTTGTAAAATTGAGCATGAAGTTGCCTTGCAATATGGATTAGAAATTATTTACGAGGCAAATGAGTTGAACGAATCAGTATAAATGGAGATAAAAGTCAGTGACAAATATCAAGCCCTTTGGCAACCGCGAACGCGTTACTTCCTAATTACGGGTGGGCGTGGTTCGGCAAAGTCTTTCACCGTGGGGCTTTGGGCGTGTAATATGTTATTAGCTTACAAAAATTGGAAGGTTCTTTTTACCCGGTACACGTTATCAAGTGCTAACATATCCGTTATTCCTGAGTTTAGGGAAAAGATTGATTTGCTTGGCGTGGGTGACGAGTTCAATATGACCAACGCGCAAATTGGTCACAAGGTGACAAAGAGTGAAATAATCTTTTCAGGAATAAAAACAAGCAGCGGAAATCAAACGGCAAAGTTAAAATCGATACCTGGGTTAAATGTTTTCATTGTTGACGAGGCTGAGGAGTTTGTAAGCGAAAAGGACTTTGATACAATCGACGAAAGTATTCGCATGCCTGACACGCCTAACCTTGTTATCCTTGTCATGAACCCGCAGGACGTGGAGCATTGGATTTGGAAACGGTGGTTTGAAAAGTCACACCGCATGGAGACGATTGACGGGCATTCGATACCGATAAGCACGCACCCAGATATAACCCACATTCATACCACGTACTTAGATAATTACCATAACATAAGCAAGGATTATATTGCAAAGATTGAGGCAATTAAAAGCAAGTCACCTGAGGCATACGCGCACAGGTTTCTTGGTAAATGGCTGGATAAGAAACAAGGGGTAATATTTCCAAACTGGGTGGAGGGCGAATTTGATAACTCTTTGCCTTTTGCCTACGGGCTTGACTTCGGCTTTTATCCCGATCCCTTGGCATTGGTTAAAGTCGCGGTTGATACCACGGCAAATAAGATTTATGTGAAGGAAATTATTTACGAACAAAGTCTTTCTTATGACATGGTTGTTACAAGGATAAGGAATGAGGTTGAAACCGATGCCTTGATTGTTGCTGATACAAGTGAGCCACGTTTGATTGACGCGCTTTTGTCAAATGGTATCAATGTAAACAAAACGGAAAAGTACGCGGGCAGCGTGGTTGACGGAATAAAACGAATGCTTGATTTTACCATCGTGGTCACTGAGGAATCGTATAACTTGAAACATGAATTAAGGAATTATATTTGGAATGATAAAAAGAGTTCAACGCCATTAGACGCTGATAACCATGGAATTGACGGGTTACGCTATTCATGCCTTCGTTTAATGCAAGGCTCGGATTCACTTGCGCACAATTAAAACACATGACACCAAAAGAAAAAGCAGAGGAATTAATTGATAAGTTTAGTGAACACATCATGACCTTTTATGAATTAGAAGGCTGGGTTGAACACGTTGATTCGTCAAAGGCAAAGGGACACGCCTTGGTTGCCGTGGATGAGTTAATAAAAATCCATTATCTTTTAACGACTACACACGACACATCCCCTTCCATTAATTACTGGAAAGACGTAAAACAAGAACTTGAAAACCTATGACACCGAAAGAAAAAGCAGACGAATTATTTAATCATTACTACAACCTTATTCAAAGCATCGGCGGCGAACTTGGACAGGAGATCCTTGTTTCAATCCTTGCAAAGCAAAGCGCCTTGTTTGCGGCACGGGAGGTGTTGAAGGAAAAATGGAACATTGAGGTAGAAGGCAGCGAAGATGAATATTATTATTGGGAAGAAGTTGAACATGAAATAGAAAGTATATGAAGCCTCAGGACAAGGCAAGGGAATTGCATTTGATAATTTACGACACATTGCCTTATAGGCACGTGGTAACGGGTGAATACGACAGTTGGCTTGAGGCAAAGAAAATAGCTTTGCTTTTGACCGATATAATCATAAGCAACAATCAAACGATTTGCGGACAACTTGGCTCAGACGTTGACGAAAACACGGCGTACTGGTGCGAAGTTGAATTGCATTTAAAGAAAATAATAACGAAATGACAAACAACGAAAAGGCGGTTTACATCATTCACTTAATCGAGGAGATAACCAAAGAGATACAGGAACACCCAATGAAAAGGAAACAACTTCTCCTCCTTCGTTCGCACCTTGAAAAGGCGGTTCGTTTGACTGGCACGGGAAGGCACAGGGAATTAAAACGCCCCGAGTCATTGCCACTTGTAAGCCATGAAAAAGCATTGCCGCAAGTGGTTGATAAGCCAAAAAACATTGAACCGAGCGCAAGCATCGCAGATAACATTCCCGAACCAACAAGAAAAAGCAAACGCAAATAATGGTACAATTTCATTTAAGCCACTCCGATACAAAGTATTTTTATCCTGAGACGGCAGCGGATATAACATTGGAACAATACGTTTACTTTCACAAGTTTATTCTCCCTCAATACCCAGAAGTTGAACTTGATGCCCTTGTTGCGCAAAAGCAAATGAACGCGGCGTATGATAAAATCAAACCGTATGCAAAGAAGTTGGGCATTGACTTGAAAACAACGCCGACGGACGTGGTTCAAGAATTAGAAATAATCCTTTTGACAGATAATGTCAAAGACAATGTACGTCGTTTCCTTCCAGCATTGATCGACCAATTCAACGCAAGTCAAAAGGCATTGGACAAGTGCCTTGAAATCATGGACGAGGTTTGGGAGGCGCAGGTAAAATACCCGTACATGGCAAAGGTGGTAAACTATTTCACGGGCATTCCTTTAGATGCCTGTTATGGCAAGGTTGCCGAAAGTCTGGAGTTAAAATATTTAACCTTTATGTTCTCGAAGATCCTTAATGCGATTAGCGTTCCCGAAGAACTTAAATACAAACAGATTTACGACTTCAATGGCACTTTGTATTATCTTCCTGATAAGCTAATGGCAAAATCCACGTTACTTGAATTCGCGGAGGCAGCCCAATTTGACAAGGGACGCAAGGCGATTGAAAACAATAATGCCTTGGGCTTGCTTCATGTTATCGCCGTGTTGCTCAGGAAAAAGGATGAAGCATATAGCGACGAGGTTTTTCAAAGGAATTGCCTTGACTTTTTAAAATTGCCTTTACAAGTTGGCTTTGAGATTGGTTTTTTTTTGACGAAGTTAAGCGAGAGTTATCAAGTCGATTTGCAGACCTCTATGCTTCGCAAGGCGATGGAAAGTATGCCGCAGCTTCAAGACAATTGAATGACAAATATGGTTGGTACTTGACTATTAAGAAAATAGCTGAGTGCGGATTGTTTAACTTGGCAGGGTTTACGCCCTTACAATCAAGCGAAAGGGCAAATTTATATGAGGTCTTTCAATACCTTGCGTCCAAAGCGGCTGAGGATAATCTTTACAATGAGATACAAAAGCAAAAGAAATGACACTATTAGAAATCGCAGACTTATTCAAAAGTACCACGGACGCAACGCAAGGACTAAACGGGTTTTCTTTCGGTTGGGCTTCGGATCGGACGCGGTCACAGGATTACGACGACGTGGGGGAAAACAGTACAAACTTATTCCCGCGTGTTTTCTTTGCCGTGCCAACGCTTATCAACAACCCGATAACACGCCGCGACGTGTATCAAATTACTTTGTTCTTTGACGACTTGCTTGGTTACAATGAGGATGGAACAGTTAACGAGGATACTCAGATAGAAAAATGGTCAGCCTTAACCGTGTTGGCTGAGAAATTCATGTTACAGATAAATACCAATAAGCAGGCTGGGAATATTGCCGAAGGGGTTCAAATGACATTGGATAGTTTTTCCTCAATACAAAGGTTAATAAGTGTACAGGCGACGTTCAACTTAAATGTTATTTCATCATGTTAGACGAGTTGCAAAGGTTGGCTGATGACATTGCGCAAATGGCAATTGAAGCCGTGGCAAATGAATGGAAGGCGCAAGGACATAACTTGACAGGCGCAGCCATTAAGAACATGGAGACGGTTATACGCATGGAAACAGATAAGATTATCATTGACGGTTTTGTTCCTGATTACATGGCAATAAATAACCAGGGCGTACCTTCAACAAAAATTCCTTATTACCCAGGCAGCGGACGAAAGGAAAGCGAATATATTAAAGGCTTAATGAAATATGCTAAACAAAGGTTTGGCGCATCGGACAAAGAAGCAAAGTCCATTGCCTTCGCCATTGCAAGTAAACACAAGAAAGAGGGTATGCCAACGATAAAAAGTCAAAAGCATTCAAAAACAGGAAAGCGCACGGGCTTCATTGAAGAAGCGTTGGATAAGAAGGAGGCTGAAATGGCTGACTTGATAAACAGGGCGATTTATCAAAGCATGATAATTACCGTTGAAACATTTTACAAATCAATACTTAATAGATGAGTTACACGATAAACCCTGATACAATTTCAAGCAGCCTTTATCCCGTGGCGTTTCGCTCCATTGAACCGTCGGGTGTTATCCAGCAACAAATTAACGTTTACCTTGATGGAACATTGGAAGGTTCTTTCTTGGCGGCTCAAACGGGAACAAGTGGAACCTCGGCAGTGTTTGACACAAATGTCCAATCGTTCTTGATTACTCAGCTTGCGCCAAAGACAAACGCCAAAACAAGTTTCTTCGGAAACCTTTACGGATTCAGTCTTACAAATAATACCGACGTTATTTCATCATTGTATTGCACGGCGTTTAATCAAACGATTAATTCATCTGGCTTCGTCGTTACATCCACGGCAGCGCAAAGCAGTACCACGGCGTATGTTTTGCCTTCATTGTTTGTCGATGGCGAATATGATATGGGAGATTTTTATCAACCGTCGGCAAATCCTTTCTTATTCCTGACACAAAGGAATGATTTTATTAAGTGCAATTCATCGGGTAACATATTTTTAAGTTACCTTGGGCGTGGCACCAATGCGGCTCAATTTGAATTTTATGAAAAGTCAGGATCTTCAGCCCTTACCATTGTTGATAATTTAAACTCCACGGCAAACAATGATTTATATTCTTTGTCCGTTGGCGTATCAAATATATTTGGAAGCAGCGCAATTTTTCACGCTGGCAATTTTCCAACCGACCTAAATTTATACGATTATTACGACGTTTCTGTTGGCTCATACGACGGAGCATTTACAAGGTTAAGCGAAAGGCAAAGGATTTACATTTACCCTAATTGTGACGATAATATTGAGCTTCATTGGTTTGGTAAACATGGAGGCGCAGAAAGTTATCAATTCATGGGACTAATGATTGATAAGCAAACCAGCAACGCGGATACGATTAACCTTGCGCAACGGTGGAACATTGCCGCAAGTCCAAAAGCAAATACGTTTGATAAAAATGTGATTAAGGTTAATCAAAGGTCAAACAAAAGTAAGACGGTCACGGTGGCGGTAAGTCATGAGGATGCTTTGTACATTGCCACAATGTTTAATTCTCCTGAGGTGTATATTATTGAAAATGGTAAATATGTTAATGTAACCATTGCTAACGGGGAGATAAACACGGATAACAACAGGGCAACCGACATTGGTGTTACGTTTGAAATTATTTACCAAAATACGCCAGTGGCTCAGCTATGATAAAATTATTTATAAATAATCAAGAGGTCGATTTAAACCAAAAGGATGTCAATGTCACGATTGATTATTCGATTGAGAACATTGAGCTTGGTAATATATCGGGAGCGCACTCGAAAAGGAATGTAACCTTACCAGGTACAAAGACGAACATTGATATTTTTGAAAACATTGAAACACCAAATGTCATTGTCACCAATGCTTACAAGTTGTTACCCGCACGGCTGGAGGCAAATGGCGTTCCAATTCTTACGGGAAAAGCGCGACTTGATTCAGGCGAATTAACCGCGATGAACCACGGTTTCAAAGCGAATAATTACAAGGTTGCATTAATTGGGAACAACGCGGATTGGTTCGCAGACGTGGGTAATATCTTAGTAAGGTCATTGGGCTGGCAAGACATAACCGTATCCACGGCAACGGTAAAAACGAATTACAATCCATTGACTTCAGAACATTGTTTCATCTTGATGAAATGGAAGGCGTGGGAGAATGAAACGTACATTGTTGACAATGAGTTGACGCCAGCCATTTTCATTTGGCAAATATTGGAAAAGGCTTTTCAAAACAAAGGATACCAATTAAACAGCATCTTCAAAACCGATCCTTTCAGCCGTTTGATTATTTCAATGGGGCTTAACTTGGATGCTGATTACATTAAAGACTTTGTAAACATGAGGGCTTCCAATCCTTCGCCTTCATCCTTCGTTTATTCCTCAGGTGATTACGGGACGGTTGACATTGCCTTTACAAATGAAACCACGTCACCCAACTTTGACACGGGAGGCAATTACTCTGGCGGCGTTTATACCGTGCCAATAAATGCGTTGTATGAATTAATCGCTGAGCTAAACGTTACCTTAACGGCTTCTATTGGTGACTTAAACCAATTTGCAGAACTTATTCTTTTCTTTGAAGTCAATGGCAACGTTGTTTCCGTGTACGATTTAACCAATGAAACCACGTTAAATGATTCCATTGCGCTTGAATTTCTGGGGGACTTGGTGGCAGGTGACTTGGTTAAAATGCGGCTGAGGTACGAGAATGTCACCTTTAGCCTTACCATCGACGGTTCTTTGTCCGTGGTGGCGCAAAAGGAAGGTTTGGAACAGGGCGAAACGGTAAATTTGCAATACGTTATACCTAATAGTTGGTATGTAAAGGATATTATTGCAGACCTTACAACCATTTTTAACCTTGCATGGGAAACCGACGTACTAAGCAAACAGGTGTACGCATACCCAAAGGACAATTATACGGTAAGATACAGGGCAAATGCAAGCGGAGCCATTACCCTTACAACCTTTGACGGCTTTTTTCAAGACACGAATAAGTATGACTTGAATACCCGCGACATTGATGGAAGCGAATTAACCATTCTTGATAATTACAAATCAAGTCAGGTCTTGGCGTATGCCACGGATGATGATACCACGAACAAAGAAGAAGCAAGGCGCGGCGTCAAGATGT